AAGACACCAGCGATTTTGACGACGACTGACCAGAGATCAGGAGGAATGGATCCGCAGGTTTTGAGCATGCTTAGAACTTGCAATCGAAAAGGAATCGAACCCAAACGCGACATTGTGGATGAAGTTTATGAGGAGCTGAAGTTCAATCTTGAGGCTTGCCTTAATTGGCCGGTTAAAAGGAGATTGACTTTTGAGGAAGCGTGTCAAGGAATACCAGGAGTTTTGAAGAGTTTACAGACTAGGACGAGCCCAGGATACCCCCACGTGTACACCAGAAAGAAGATGGGGAAGCAGGATTTCATATGGTTTGATTTTGAAGGAAATTTCCATTACGAGCCTGAGTTCAAGAAGTTGGTCAATGAAAAGTTAATTGAGATGGAAAAGTATGTAGATGGACCAATTGACCACGTCTTTTTGGGTTACCTGAAGGACGAGTTAGTTTCAGAGAGTAAGATCAGCGAAGTGAGAACGAGGATGATTTACGCGAATGATGTGGTCTGTTTGGTGGCATTTAGGATGATCTATGGAGCTTTCATAATTGCGATGCAACACAGTCCTGAAGTCGTGGCGGCTATTGGTTTTAACCAGTATTCGAAGGCGATGAACGGAATGTATGAATTTTTAACAACGAGAGATGAGGATAAAGTTGAAGTTTCATTTATAGATGGCGACATCTGTGAATGGGATTATCGAATGGTTCCTTATTTCCAGGAGAAAGCTTATGAATTGATTGGAGATGTTACCAGAAAGGTCGTTTCTCTGTCTGAGAATGAACACCGGTTTATGGTGAAGCATGAGACAGAGACCCCAATGCAGGTCGGAAATTTCCGATTTTGGACGAAATGTAATCAAGCGTCCGGTTGTTTTTGGACAACTATTTTGAACTGTTTAGTTAATGAAGCTTATGTTCGTTATATCTACAAGATGGAAGGACACAAGAAGAGATTTGAACAGGTCATTAGGATGAAAGCATTGGGAGATGATCACGTAATTTCTGTCACGAAAGACTTGGATTGGACCGTGGAGAAGATGTCG